AATGTGGGGTCAGCCCACTGTTGGCTGTGGGTTGTTCCCACATTCTTTTGGAAGCGTTGCAGGTGCCACGCGCCCGAATCGAACGCGGACTGCAGGTCAGACAGGCTGGCTATGGGCATGTTCAGTCAATGGTGCCAACCAGAGCGCCGGGGTTGCACAATGGCGTGATACCCGCACTCACGGAACGAGACGCAGAAAGCGCCCCGCTGTACAGAATGTCGCCTGCGCCACTGGTGAGCAGACCCACGCTGAAATGGGTAACGACCGAGCTACCGGCGGTGCATTCGCCAAACTGCACTGTTGCGGTGTTGCTGACCTGATTGCCCGATACCGTCCAGCCGCCCGCGCTTCGGGCCACAGCCACACGGGCATAGCCGGTGTACGCGGCCTCGCTGGTGGTCTGGTTGCCCGCGTCGGTGGGGTCTGCGGTGTGCAGGGCGACATAAAACGAACCCGCCGCTGCGCTGTTTTGCAAGCCAGCGGCATCGCCCACATTGGCCCAGTCGGTGTTGTTGAAGAGGATCAGCAGCAGATTGGTTTCGCTGGCGTTGGACATGGACATAGGTTACTCCTTTAGGTGTCGGTGTACCCGCTCACGACCCCGAGCGCGTAGGTCAGGGTGCGGGTCTTGGTCAGTGATCCAGCGCCGTCGTAGAACTGGATCACGGTGAGGGTGTTGCCGGTGTAGTTCAGCACCCGGCGCTCGACCAGCGTGGTCTTGGCTGCGTCGGAGTAGCTCAGAACCTCGGTCAGCTTGTCGCCGGTATAGACCAGCGTTTTGCCTGCTGCGTCAGCGCCCGCGTCGCCCGAGGGGCCTGCAGGTCCGGGAGTAGTAGCGACATAGACCGCGCGAGGCAACTTGGTGGTGTCGGCTTTCCCCGCCAGGTCTACAAATTTGCCCCACTCGTCGTCCGGCTGCCGGAACCGCAATTTTGTCCCCCGCCACTCGTGTTCCGGGGCCGGACCAGTGTCGCCTTGGTCGCCCTTGTCACCCTTGGGACCAGTGTCGCCGTGGTCGCCCTTGTCACCCTTGGAGCCAGTGTCGCCTTGGTCGCCCTTGTCACCCTTGGGACCAGTGTCGCCTTGGTCGCCCTTGTCACCCTTGGAGCCAGTGTCGCCTTGGTCGCCCTTGTCACCATGCGTGCCGCGCGGCCCGGGTTGTTTTGACAGGTCAGCGAACTGCGTTCGCACGTCGCGCAATTGTTTAGCAACGACAGTGAGTAGCCCCAGGGTGTTATCGTCCACTGTCGGCCTCCAACAGTGTGACGATGCGCTCCGACAGTGCCACCTGCGTTTCCTGTTTTTTCGCACGGTCTGCTTGTGCGCGAGACAAAGCTGCGCGAGCATCGGCCATCTCAGTGATTGCCAAAAGGGCCACGTCCATGGCGGTGGGTTTCGGCGCAGGGGCGGGGGCGGGCGCAACAGTAGGCTTGGGTTTCTTGTTCGCCGCGCTGTACAGACCGACCTTGAGTTTCTGTTCTCGTGCGTCGTCCTGCTGGCGCTCGTCGTCCACCTCGTAGATGTCGTCCCCGCGCTCGCCGACCACGCTGCTGCGGCTGCGGAACCCTGCATCCACTTCAACTTTTTTGCCGGTTGGGTCTTGCACCGGGTGAATGTGTGCCCAGCCGTGGGGTGCGTGCTCCACACGGCGCACGTCGTCTAGCTCTACCTGCTCAATCTTGTTGACAAGGAGGGCTGCGTCAGCAAACCACTCGACGATCCGCTGGCATGCCATCGGAATGATGATCTGCCACTGCCGCTGTTCATTGAACCGACGAAACTCATTGATTACGACGCGCAGCGTGCGGTCGCTCACGTTCACGATGTCGCCGCTGAAAATCTCATACGGCACCCCGGCCGCCGCTGCGGTGCCCAAGTGCTGGGTGCGCATGTAGTCACTGTATGTGGTGCCCGCCTCGGGCGGGTTGGACCACTCGACCTTCTGCCCGTCCTCCAGCTCCTGCAGTAGACCGGGCTGCATGCCCAGCAGTGGTGCGGCAGGCCCCGTCTCGTGGGGCTGGTTGGTCAACGGGTTGATGTCGTCGTCATCATCGCCTGTGGGCAAGCCGCGAGTGATAAAGCCAACCACCAGATTGGCCAGTTGTTGCCGAGTCAGGGTTGCGTCATCAAAATTCTCAATGTTCTTGAGCCGATTGAGAACTGGCGCGAGCATCGAGACACCCCGCAGTTGCCCTGGACGCTTGGGTTCAAACACATGGGACACGTCGCGCGCCAAGATGCGGACAAGATCATCTGCGGCGTAGCTTGTCGTGTCGTCGCCGGGGTGCTCTTTGAAAAACCAGTACGCGATACGCTGTCCCCGGTTATCGAGCTCGATACCAGAGCGGATTTTGTTGCCTGCAGGTAGCCCGCGAAAGTTGTCGGCGTCCAACATCGGGACAAATTCGGCCTCTAGCACCTGCACCTGCACAGGTACCGGCAGACCTTGATCCTCAAAACGTCCACGGCGGCGGATGAATACCTCGCCCGCATCGAGCCAGGAGCGGGTAATCAGGGTTTGCAGCCCGTAAAGGGAGAGAACGCAGTCTGCGTCGGCCTTCGCCACAAAATCGTTCCACAGGTCAACGATGTCCCGCCGCCGCGTGGCAGACTTGACACGTTTGAAGCGAGGTGTGATACCAATTCCGATCAGCGAGGTGGTCCACTTTTGGACACCTGACTCGCCCGACCAGTCGTTGCGGGACACGTCGCGCGCCCGGTTGCGGATGCGCTGCAGCCCCTCCAGGGCGCGGTTCGGACCCGATGATGCCGGGTTCCAGCCCGCCATGCGGCGACCCGTGCCCGCAGCGTCATACTTGGCGCGCGGCGATTGCACTTTGGTGCCTGCCTCGAATGCGGCGACAGCCGCGCGCATCACTAGGGTTTTCTCACTGGGCGGGCGCCCCATACGCTTGGCCATCAGTCATACCCCCGACCGTTTTGGTAGGCCAGGGCCTGGCGGGATCGGCGTGTCGTTCGGTTCAGCGCACGCAACTGCTTCACCAGGTCGTCGCGTGCGGCGATCAGTGATGCGGTTGTGTTGTAGGTGATGGTCTGCCCGCCAAGCGTGACCGAGCGCGTGCCCGACGCGATTGCCGTATTCAGATTGTCTATGTCGGATTGCGTGACTGCCATGACAGCAGATTGTGCGCAAATGCTAATTTTTCAGCCTGCGGCACAATTTCGCGTGAAAGTCTGTGGACTTTTCAGCGAATGTACGGAGATACCGAAGTTCTCAGTTGCCGCGCCGCCCGCCGGGGGGCCTGCAGGGCAACATCCTCAACTGCCGGTGCAGGCGTGTTGGCCTTCATGGCTCGGCGGTCCTCCACTGTGATAACGTCGCTGTTCTCGTCCAGGGGGGCCAACCAGTCAGGTACCCGCGTCCAGTCGGTGATCTTGTCCAGCTTGAGGTACAGCAGTCCAGCGGTGATCATGCGGCACAAATCAAATGCCTCGTTGCGTTTGCGAATCTGTGCCCATGTACCGTTTTTGCCGCGCACCTCGGCGGTGAGTTCGTCAAAGAACGACTGTGGCAACCAGCCACCGGGGTTCTTGGTCGGGTGTTTGGGTGCAGGGAAGTGGATATACCCTGCACCGCCCGACTGGCGCCGCAGGCCTGCGTCCACAATGTCGGACAGCAGGTTCGGGTTACAGACCAAGAGCGGGATGTCACCTTTCTCCTTGGCGTTGCGACGGCCCACCATGGACTCCTTGAGCACGGGGGCGCCCTTGGTGCTGGACCCCTTGTAGAGCCGCACGCGGTTGCCCATCTTGGCCTTGCGCAAGCGGCGATACCAGGCATAGGCATTGTCTGTGACCCCATCCTCGCCCCCCGAGTCCACCACCAGCAACTTGAGTTGGAGTTCCCGACCCTCGTCCGGGGTGCGCCAGGTCGCGCGCAGCAATTTTTCCGTGAGCACGTCCCAGTCCTCGGGGTGGGAAGCGGGGTCGATGGGGGCAAATTCCTCACCCATGCCTTCGCGCATGGACTTCTTGATATCGAACCGGTCCACCAGCCACTGCTCCCGGTTCGGGCCGACTGCGTGCACCTGCACGACGAACCGACTGGTCGCCCCGCCCTGCACGTCCACTGACGCAACAAGGCAGCGTGTCTCAGGTGGCACAACACACCGCTGCAGGTCAAATTCAGCCCGATCCTGCGGGGTGCTGGCGCCGTTGCGGTGATCCAGCAGGTGGCGGGACGTGTAGGGCATACCCTGGTCGGTGTTTACCGTGGCTTTCAGCGTTTCCTCGCTGCCCGTCAGTGCATAGTCCCGCAGGCCCTGCAGGTAGCGCAAGACCATGGACTCCCAGCTTTGGTAGGCCGCGGCCACGCCGCCCAGCCAGTACCCAACCATCTTTGCCTGTGACCGCTGGCCGCTGATTGTTCCGTCAGGTGCGATCTGCTCGCCCTCGGACAGCCACCTGCCACCTGCATTCATGGGCATTTTGTGCTTGGCGGGGATGATGCACGCACAATGCGGGCAGACAATGCGAGAGCCATACTGCTTGGCCATTGCCTCAATGTCCGCAGTGCGCACCGTCTCCAGCAGCTCGTCATCTGATGGTAGATTGAACAGGGCCAGCCCGGGCTTGGCCTCGAAGTGGTCGCTGCACTCAGGGCACTGCCAATACCAACGCCTACGGTCGCAGCGGTTGTAAAGACCGAGAATGCCGGTCACAGGTGGAGCCTCGTGGGGGGTGGCTGGCATCCACGAGGGGTCTGTCACCTCAATACCCGGGCTGGACTCGGCCAGGGTCATGCCCCGGCTCAAGAATGTAGTGGTGCGCTTGCGGGCCAAGTCGAACAGCGGGCCTTCGCCATCCACGTTCTCCGCATTGGGGATGCGGTCAAGGTCGGTGATGGCCGTGTACCGGTAGGTGGACCCGGACACGTTGCTGACCGTTGGCCAGGCGATGCGCAACCACATGCCGTTTTTGAACATTGTGTCGTGGGTGTTCCGGTCGGCGGCCAAGTGGCTGAGAGACTTCTGCAACGCGGGGCTGTTGTCGATGGCCCGCTTAACGTCGGTCTTGCTGAACTCACGCGCCTTGTCCTGCGTCATCTGGATCATCAGCATGTCCCCAGGATCATTGACCACGTTGTGGGCCATCCAGCCCAACAACAACCCGGCCGTCTTGCCCGTGCGCGCGGGACCGACAAACACCACCGCCTCGTGCAGGCGACTGGCCAGGGTGTCCATTGGCTCTGGCATGTAGGGGGTCTCGTTAGGACTCCACAGGCCCCCGGCCGCGCCGGGTTGCTTGATGATCAGGATGTTGGCCGCCCCAGCGGCAACAGATGTTGACTGTGGCGGCTCCAGTGCCCTGTACGACTCGCAGATGTCGCCCAGTGCTACCGCGTAATGGTGGTCGTCCTCGTCAGCCAGCATCAGGGGGCCGACATCATTTCGAGGTCGCGCGCTGCGTCGGCCAGGGTTTCGTGCACTGCGGCATCTACCTGTGCGCAGACGGCGGGGGGCACGCCGCGTCTCTCTAGGTTGTCGGACAGGGAGCGCATCGTCTGTGCCAGCGCCGAGATAACTGTGGCCGACGCCTGCCGCACTGCCGCGCGGCTCACATATTCACCCGACTTGATTTTGTAATCCAGCTCGTGCATGTCGGCCAGTGATGCCTCTTTGCGCGCTCGGGCAGCATCGAACTTGACAGCATCGTCCGACTTTTTGTACCCAGGCATCTTCGGCCCTGAGTTCGGACGCGCGCCGCCATGTCCTGATGGGCGCACAGTACCGTCTTCTGCTAAATCAAAATCCGCTCGCATGCCTCCATTGTGCACTTTTTTCGCATCTGCGCAATGGTTTGCGGCTTGTTATATCGTTTTTGGTATGTAGAACAGGCTCTATTGCAGGCATTTGCAATATCCAAGTTTGAAAGTCTGAAAATTTGCGAGCCTCGGGCCTCTGTGGCCCCGCCTGTGGATAACCTGTGCATAGGGTCCCCGCCGCTGCGCTGTTTGCTGCAGTATTGCAACCCTTCGCACCCGCACCAGGCACAGGCACAGGCACAGGCACAGGCACAGGCACAGGCACAGGCACAGGCACAGGCACAGGCACAGGCACAGGCACAGGCACAGGCACAGGCACAGGCACAGGCACAGGCA